ATCTACACTCTTTCCCTACACGACGCTCTTCCGATCTAAGGCCGCGCCCCCAGCGGAACCCGCGGAGGAGATCACGCTCGAGGGTCACGACTACGACCAGGAGGCCTACACTGAGGCGCTAATTAACGCCCGCGTGGATAGGGCTATGGGCCAAGCTCAGATAGGGGTGGCCCGGCGCCAAGCGGGCGCGCAACGGGACCAAGTGTCCCGTGACTTCTCTAAACGAGCGAGCGAAGCCAACATCGAGGGGTACAGCGAAGCGGTCGCCGCCCTTGCGAGTAGCGGTGTCCCGATCACGCAGGAGCTAATGGAAACCATACAGGGCATAGAGAACGGCCCGGCGGTGGCTTACCACCTGGGGACGAACCTCGACCTCGCGGCGGAGATAGCGGCCAAACCCTTCGGGGCGGCGGCGGCAAGACTCGGCGTTCTATCTGCGGAGATATCAAGACAAGCAACCCCGGGGGCCACGAAGGCCCCCGACCCCATCCAACCCGTGGGGGCGCCCGGCAACGCCGGGAAGGCCCTCCATGAATACAGCATGGAGGAAATTGAGGCCCTACCGGGTTAGTTTGGGGCCATAGGCGCATGGAGGCGCCGCTTAAATGGCTGATAATAGTTTCGAGAATACCGACCTAGTAACTAAGTTCGGAATAAAAGAATTGATGAACGTCCTTATGCTAGCGGAGAAAGTTGACCGCCAGTTTGACAGCACAACGATTTTTGACGGGGATAAAGTGGGCGAGTCGGCCAAAGTTCGCCGCCCGATCTACTACAAGTCCACAGACGGCGCCGTAATTGAAGCGGGGGAGACCTCCTCAATCGAAGAGGGCACCGTCGACGTGATCCTTAAATTTCGTAAAAAAGTCGTTATGAACATTTCGAGCGCGGAAATGGCGCTCAATGTTGTGGACCTGCAAGAGTCCAAAATTCGCCCGGCTATGGTGACCCTGGCGCAGGACGTAGAGTCCGCCATCGCCGCCGTGTATAAAGAGATTTACAACTTTACCGGAACCCCAGGGACCACACCGTCGACTTTTCTTGAGGTAGGCGAGGCGGGTCGAGTCCTGGATGATCTGGGGGTCCCTATGGACTCCCGCAGCGCTTTTTATGACCCTGCCGCCTCCCTGAGCTTGGCGAACGGTTTAAAGGGGGCTTTCCCCCAGGCGATAGCCACTAGAGCGATCGAGAAGGTGCTAATCGGCATGTACGCCGGCTTCGATATGTTCAAAAACCAGAGTCTGGCGCGTCACACCGTCGGCATAAGCACAGGGACCCCACTCGTAAACGGCGCCAGCCAGGGCACCACTTACGCCCTGTCGAAAAATTCATGGACTCAGACACTCGCGACCGACGGATGGACCAACAGTCAGACCGGGATTCTGAAAGAAGGCGACGTTTTTACCATCGCGAACGTGTTTGCGGTAAATAGAAGGACATTGGAGTCGACCGGCGAACTCGCCCAGTTTGTAGTGAGAGCGGACGCTGACTCCGGGGCCTCCACCGGTCCCGCGGTGCTGACCATATCGCCCCCGATCATCACAGAGGGGCCGTATCAGACGGTAGACGCTGAGCCCGCGAACGACGCGGTTATCACAGTTAAGACAGGCACGGGCGGGACTTCATACCGTCAGAACCTGGCGTTTCATAAAAACGCGATTACCTTGGCGTTTGGTCAGCTTGATGTACCGAAGGACGGCGTAAGCTCTAGCCGTGTGAATTTCAAGGGGATTTCAATGCGAGCTACCCGTCAATACAACATTACACTGGACAAAACGGTTTTCCGCTTTGATATTTATTTCGGTGTGAAGGCCCAAAACCCAGACTTCGCGGTCCGGACCACAGGCTAAAAACTCACCCTCGGCCCCGCTTCGGGGCCCCTAAAACTTTCATTACATTAGGAGACCTAATGCCTAAAATGCTTAACGGCGACTTCGAGGTAGGCGACGCCCTACCCGACCCCACCGCCGCGTTACTCGCTATCACATGGACCACGGGCGAGCCAACTGCCTCGAACACCCAAACGATCGCAGACGGGGGCACCCCCACCGTTGCGGAGTTGGGCCAAGCAGTCCAGAACATTAACACTATTTTGACCGCTTTACTCGCTGACATTGCCGCGATTAAAGCCACGCTGAGCTAAGAAACATAAACCGGACGCCCTCGCGGCGTCCTAAATCCTACAGCTGAGGCTACAATTATGGGAATGGGGACACACATGGAGGCGGCGGATGATTTGACCGCCGAGGGCAACGAGATTACCTACACCACCAACCCTATCACGCCCGGGACGTCGCAGACCGTAGCGGACGGCGACACACCGACCGTCGCGGAGTTGGGCCAAGCGGTGGAGAATTTGAGCACCGAATTGGGTAAATTAATAACTGATGTCGCGTCGATCCACGCGGCCATGAACTCAGGGGAATAATGTCTAAAACATACGTTTACCATAAGACCAAAAAGCCCCTAATCGTTAATTCTGAGGACGCTGAGGCGTACTATAAAGACGGCTGGGCCGACACGCCCGCCGCGTTCTTTGATATGAAGAAAAACGGGCTAAACCCCGACGACCCCGCTATGGTTCAGGCCGTGGGCGAAACGCTCGCGGCCACAAAAGACACGATTAACGGGGCGCTGAACGTTGACGAAATGACAAAAAAAGAACTCATATCCTACGCCAAGGGGTCTTGGGGTGTGGAATTGAGCCCCCGAGACAACCACCCGGTGTTGCTCGCTAAAGTTAGGGCGCTAATTACCCCAGAAGTCCCCGCGTGTGTGAGCCGCGAAGGCGCGGATGAGAGCTCAGAGTGCTACGACTGTAAGCTGACGGGGGACGAGCTTAAAACGTGCGAGGCTTACGAACCTACGGAAAAATAAACTTATGGAAAAATATATAGGCACAAAAATAGTGGACGCCGAACCCCAAGATTGCCCTAAAGATGACCAGATGAATAAGAAAGGTGACAAGGGGTATAAAGTGGTTTACCCAGGCGGCTACGTCTCTTGGAGTCCAAAAAAGGTCTTTGATGACGCCTACCGTAAAAGCGGGGGGCTGACGTTCGGGTTCGCGATTGAGCTCCTCAAAAAAGGGGCGCGTCTGGCGAGAGACGCTTGGAACGGTAAAGGCATGTATCTAGTTTTTATTCCCGCGGGTAACGCGACCTGCGGGGGCTTTGATATGCAAGATTGTATAGGCATAAAAAACGCGCAAAACGTCATGCAACCAGGGTGGCACCCAACGCAAAAAGATATGCTTTCCGAGGATTGGGTAATAGTGGAGTAAATAAATTATGGCAACAGCGCGGAAAATATTGGAGCGGGCGTTCTCTATGATGGGAGTTAGAGCGGCGGAGACGCCGCTCGAGGCTTCGGAGATAAACGACGGGCTCGACGTCCTAAACGATTTGCTCGCCCTGTGGGACTCCACCGGAGTCATTAAGGGCGTTGCGCCCGTTGCGGACGTGGACGACGTTGTAATCGCGCCCCGTCAGGCGCTCCCCGCTTTAAAAGCGAACGTGGCGCTACAGCTCGCGGGAGAATACGGGGTTCAAGTTACTCAGAGTCTGGCTCACGCGGCAACGGACTCCCTCGCTCAACTCGTAACGTCCACGATACAACTCGACACTGTGGACCTACCGGGCACGCTCCCGAGGGGCTCGGGGAACCGCCGGGACTGCGAGGATTATTTAGGCCAGGACTTTTTCCCTGGCGGCAAGAAAAGCAACTTTTAGGGGGCGAGTATGAGCGATTTAGGCGGCGGGATAGGCCCCGCCAGGTATATTTGGGCGGACGTTTCGGCCGCCCCAAAACCCACCAGAGCTTACGGGGGCCAAAGAGCGGTTGAAACCGACACCACCGACGTTTACGAGTGGTTCGGGACTCTACGGGCGGGCATGTGGATTCGAGTTATAAAAGCGGGCCTTGCTCTTACGCACGACCCCTCGCTTAACGTTCCGGGTGTAAACGCGGCTTTCCACGTGAACCCCGCGGAGGACGCCACCCTCGCGGAGACGCTGGTCGCGGTCGCGGCTGTCGCGGGCGACACCTCGGTCGAAGTGGGCGACGCGACCGGGTTCTCAGTGGGGGACTCTTTGGAAATTCACAACGGGGACAAAGAACTCTCTTTCCCCAGAATAACGGTGATCGCGGGCGACACACTGACGCTAGATAGACCGCTCGACAGGTCCTACGCGGTCGGGGACTTCGTGGACCAGATCCAGCCCAACCTCGCGGCGTACCCGGCGGCGTCTTTAGCCGCGCCGATGTCGTTCCGGGTCTGCCCTCCCGCAACTTTCAACTGGAAGATAGCCAGGCTTATAATTCAGATGACGCACTCCACGGCGGGCGATGATTCGCTTTTCGGGAATCAACCCGCGATAGTCTCGGGGGTCGTGCTCCGCGCACAAAAGGGTGGGGTCTATGACGCCCTCAGCGTCTGGCGGAGTAATGGGGACATAGTCGCCGATGATTACGACCTGACTTACACGGACAAAGCGGGCCCAGGGCTCTTCGGGACCCGGTCGCGGTGGACGTTCACACATTTAGGCGGAAACCCCATTTTAAACGGGGACGACGGGGACTTTTTAGAGTTGTTGGTTCAAGGCGACATATCCGGAAACACTTTTGTAGGCGTTAAGGCGCAGGGGGTATCCTATGGCTAGAGCAACACTTTCGCTCGGCGTGGGCTCCTATGAGAGCCTAACAAAACCTTTCGCGGCCCAGCGGTGCGTAAACCTTTTTACTGTAGCGTCCCAGGCGGAGGCGTGGAGCCCGTATCTTTTACACTCCGCCCCTGGCGTTGTGGAGTTCGCCAACGTGGGCGCGGGGTCGAGTCGGGGCGCGGTCGTCATGGGCGGCGTATATTATTTAGTTTCTGGTAACACCCTGTTCGAGATCGACGAGTTCGGGGCCGAAACGGCCCGAGGAACGATCACCGGGACGGCCCGGGTATCAATGGCCCATAACGGGGATAAACTTTGCATAGTGGTCCCCGGGGGCGACGCGTATCAGTATCAAGCCTCGACGACCACATTGACTCAGATCACCGACCCAGATTTTCGGTTAGCTGACACCGTTTGTTTCGGCTGGGGCTATTACATCTTTACAGCCACAGCGGGCGACGTGTTTTTTATATCGGCCCTTAACGATCCGCTCACATATAACGCCCTTGATTTTGGGTCCGCGGAAATATCCCCCGATAAGATTGTCGCCTGCCATATCAGCTATAGCGAGCTGTACGTCCTCGGCGGCGAAACCGTCGAAGCGTTCCAGAACGTGGGGGGCGCGGACTTTCCTTTCCAGAGGATACCGGGCGCGAGCTTCGAGAAAGGCACACGATCAAAATACAGCACGATTCAGTGGGAGGGTGCGTTTTATTTTGTTGGCGGGGGCCGTAACGAGCGGACCGTCATTCTGAGGGCCTCGGGGGGCCAAAACCCTGAAACTATCAGCACCGACGCGATCGCCTCCGAGATCCAGAAATTTACAGCGGGGGAGATCGCGGAGTCCGCGTCCTTCACTTACTCGGTGGGGGGTGTGTCCTTCGTCGGGTTTACTTTCCGCTCCGTGAATATTCCCTCCCGGACTTTCGTCTATAACGTAACCGCGAGCCGAACGATGGGCCGCCACGTGTGGCATGAACAGCAAACGGGCGTGACGGAAAACGCCTGGCGCGCGGAGAGTGTCGACTTTGTTTATAATAAACTTTTAGTCTCCGACAACGTAGACGGGCGCGTCGGTTTTTTAGACAGCGATGTTTTCACAGAGTACGGGGAGACGTGGGCGCGGGAGAAAACCACCGGGCCCTTCAAGTCAAACGGCGGGTCCATATACTGTAACGCGCTGGAACTCACAGCCGAGACGGGCGTCGGTAACATCGTGGCCCCGGGGGTCGACCCGCAAGTCATGATGTCATACTCAGACGACGGGGCGCGGACGTTCTCAGACGAGTTTAAACGGAGCCTCGGGAAAATTGGCGAATATAATAAACGGATTGTCTGGCGGAGGCAAGGGCGCATCCCTACTAATCGGGTGTGGCGTTTTCGAGTCACGGACCCCGTTCAAGTAGCTTTTATAAAATTAGAAGGGGAATTACAAGTTGGGCGCTAAAATCATACCCCCGAACCGAAACACCCCGCTAGTAAATGCCGAGGGCCATGCGGAGCTTCGCGGGGCGGCATTTTTCGAGGAAGTCAGTCGGGTAATTGAGGGACTCCCGAACGTGGCGGACGCAGTGGCGGACGTGGCCACGGGGTCAGTCGATCCGGAAATAATTGACCTGGAAGATAAGATAAACGAACTTTTAGCGGCCCTGAGGACCGCGGGGGTGATAAAAACGTGACAAACGAAATTACTAACGAGGAGTTCACCGCGGCATACCGCGCGAAACTTTTGGAAATACAGGACCAATGCGCGACCGAAGAACAGGTTGAACTCCCACTTTTACACGATTTCGCGCCGGGTCTCTATCTGCGCCGGATATTTATGCCGGCGGGGACCTTCGTTATAGGAAGGACACATAAAACCGAACACTTTAACATTGTTCTCTCAGGGTCCGCGCGGGTTATGGCGGACGGGGTCATAATGACTATTAAAGCCCCCCACGTCTTTAAGTCCAGCGCGGGGGTTAAAAAGGCGCTGTATATCCTTGAGGACATGGTCTGGCTGACTACGCACCCGACGGACCTGACAGAACCGGACGAACTAGAAAAGGCGCTCGTACTCTCCGACGAGGAAGAGCGCAAAACCACTTTAGAGGAGTTTAAAAAATATGACGTGGGGAGCGACAGCGGTAGGCGCCCAGATAGTCGGGGGCGTGATCTCGGGGAACCAAGCGGCCTCGGCTCAGAGGGACGCGAACACGGCGAATGTCACGCTAACTCGGGAGCAACTGGCCGAACAGGGCCGACAGTTCGACGTCGGGCTTGAGTCCTCATTACTCGCAGAGGAGAGGGGCGGCGAGCGTGAACTCTCGAGGCGCGAGCGCGAGAATCAGATTAATTTAATGTTACAAGGACGGTTTGACGAGTTCAGCGGCGGAGTTCAGGCGGGGCTCGACCCGTTTCAGCAAGCGGGCGCGGGCGCCGTGACTGAGCAACAGGCGCTACTCGGATTAAGCGGACCCGAAGCGGAGACCGAAGCCCTGGCGAGGTTCAGCGAGTCCCCTGGTCAAGCGTTTCTGAGGGAGCGCCAAGAGCGCGCCCTCTTAAGAAATACGGCGGCCATTGGCGGATTAGGGGGCGGAAACGTCCGGACCGCGTTGCAGGAACAGGCTTTCGGAAGAGCGCAAACGAACCTCCAAGATCGAGTATCACAACTCGGAACGCTAGGCGCGCAGGGTCTTGGCGCGACTCAAATTCAGGCCGGTCTTGGCGCGGGGCCCGCCCCCATCCTCACCGGGACGGATGTCGGTGTGGCCTCTACCCCCGCGTCCAGCGCGTTGGCCGAGACGGGCCCGACGTTTGCGGAGGCGAAGTCCGCGGAGGCGACACGAAAAGCGGCGGAGAGGCAGGCGCTCATAGATCGAGTTTTTTAAAAAGGAGACAAAAAAATGCCAGTAGTACAACCCGTTATTGGTCCGGATTTCGGAAAAATAATCCAACAGGGCCTCGGCACATTTCAACAGGTGCGAGGGATTCAGCGCCAAGGCGTGGAGACCGCCCGCGAGGACGAGATTAGGGACCTAACATCCAGGGCGGGGACCGACCCCCAAGCGTTCGCGACGTTACAGGGCCTAGACCCAAAAGCGGCGGCGGCGATTCAACAGACGAGAGACGCGGAGGACGAAAGATTTAGACGGGAGCGGGCGTTTACCGCGGGTCGAATTGAGAGACTCCCGGTTAATCAACAGATCCAGATTTTAGACGAAAGGCTCGTAATGCTAAAACAGCGGGGGGGTGACCCGTCGAACACTCAGGGCCTGCGTGATCTTCTAGCGAGTGGGGACCCCGAAAAAGTCACGCAAGGTCAAGACGCGATTTTAAACGCCCGAATACAAGGCGAGCGCGAGGGGTTTTTAAAACCCGCGCCAGGCGCACCCGAGCCCACCACGCTAGTTAGAAACCTAATCGCGGGGGGTGGCGTCCCGGGAACTCCAGAATTTCAAAAAGAGCTCATGTCTTTACTCAGGAAACCAGCCACGCAAATTACCGTGGGCGGCGGAGCATCGGAGCAAAAAGAGCTTGGAAAACTTAGGGCGCAGGGCCTACAATCCATACGGGACCGCGCCGACACCGCGCAGAACAACATCGCGAGCCTAGATATTTTAGATAATATTGACGTTTCCACGGGGCGCGCGGAGCCCATGAAACAAACGCTTGCGGCGTGGGGCCAATCGTTTGGCATAAATACCGACAAACTGGCGAACGTTGCGGCGGGGGAGGCTTTCACCGCCGAGGCCGGAAAAGTGGTTTTAAACGCCATGGCGGCCCAAAAGGGCCCCCAGACTGAGAGCGACATGCGCCAGATACGGACCACCGTCTCGGGGCTGGGGAAGACGCCAGAGGCGAATAAATTTATAAACAACTCAGCGCGCGCGATGTCACTGAGGGCGATCGAACAGCGCGATTTTTACGATAATTTTCTCGCCGAAAACGACACTCTGAAAGGGGCGTCGAGGGCGTGGAATACGTTTAAACGAGACGTCCCTATGGTTTCCCGGACACGTAAAACCCCGGCGGGACTTCCCGTTTTTTTCTTTGAGTTCGAGCGCGACGTTAGGGCCGCAAATCCCGACGCCACGCGCGAACAAATCCTTAACGCGTGGGGGAATTAATGGCCGACTTAATAATCCCGGCGTCAGTCGGGGGCCCCGCCAGAACGCCACAGAAAACCCGCGGGATAGTAAAACCCGCGGTCGAGGTTGGGCCAGAGCGGAAGGAAGCGGCGCCGTTGGTGGTACCAATATCCGTGGGGGGCTCTTTTGAAGCGCCCGACGTTCAGCCCCCCGAAGCGGGGGCGAAGACGCCTAGCCTATTTGAGCGCGGGCTGGACCTGTTTACGGGGGAGCTCAGAGAGACGGCGGAAGCTAAAGGGCTCCCAGAGTTAGCCGCGGCGAGCGGTATCTCCTCGGGGGAACTTGTAAAAGACCTAAAGACCGCCGCGGGGCTTATGTTCGCGGCGGATGACAACGCTAAAATTGATATTGTTAGGCAAAACTTCCCGGACGCTAAGATCACGCAGGACGCAGAGGGAACGACCATTTTTGAGTTCCCAGACGGCAAAAAAGCCGTCCTGAATAAACCGGGGCTCTCGTTTCAGGATGTTGTGGGTTTCCTCGGAGACACCGCGGCTTTTTACGGCCCCACGAAATTAGCGGGCCTGGGGCGAGGCCTTTTACAGAAATTCGCCATTGGGGGCGCCGCGTCCGCGGCGACTCAAGCGGGCCTTGAGAAAGGCGCGCAGGCGCTAGGGAGCCAACAGGAAGTCGACCCCGTGAGCGTGGGTTTGGCTGGGGCGCTTGGCGGCGCCTCTGAGTTAGTAGGCCCCGCGGTAAAACGTATCACGACCGGACGGAAGGCCTCCCGGCTGGGGGTCGACCCTGGCGACGTTGGGCCCCCAGGGGGTGGAGACGGCGGGGGGATAATCGGGCCACCTGGCGACGCGCCTTTGCCCACCGGAAGGCCGGAAGACTTCGCGGAGACTCTACAGGAGGTCGCGGAGGCTGAACGGATCACACGGAAGACCGGCGTCCCATTTTTCCGCGCGCAGAAAACAGGGGATTTAACAGACCTTGAGCGCCAATCGTATGTGGCCACCCTTCCGGGCGCGTCCCGTAAAGCCGCGCAGGAACTTAAAGGCCAAAATAAACAGTCTTACGACGCCGTGATTGACACTCTGAACACAATCGCCCCGGAGGAGGCCGTGGAGGCCGCGGAGGGCGGAATCAGGTCCGCGGCTCAACTCGCTATCGAAGCGCAAAAAACGATTCGTAAGGAGGCCGCGAGCCCTTTTTATAAAGAGGCGTTCAAAAACCAGACGAGATATAAGGCCACACAGACCCAGAGTCTAATCGAGGGCAAACTGGGCGACACCAGCCCGGGTAGCGACCTGGACAAAAATTTGCGTAAAATTAAAAGATTTTTTGAGCCCAGGGTTAAGGGCGGCGTAGTTCAGGAGGGCCGCACGATTAAACAGCTACACGAAGCGAAACGCGCGGTTGACGGGCTTATCGTGAAAGCGAAGACCTCCGGCGACGGAACCCTCGCGCGGGACCTGATGGGCGTTAAAACCGAGCTCCTAAAAGAGGTCGACGTCTTTAGTCCGAACTATAAACAGGCGAGGGCCGCCTTCGCTGCGGAGTCCCCCGCGATCGAGCGCTTACAGGACTCTTTAATCGGGGTGACGAGTAAATTAAAGGATGTCCAGCTAGAACGCGTTCGTGGGGCGTTATTCGACCCGAAAAACACGCCGGGGGCGATGGTTAAAGCCCGGAAACTGATAGAGGCCCAGGACCCCGAAGCCTGGGCCTCTATAGTAAGGGCCGAGATCGAGGACCGTATCGGAAAAGTACGGGTGGACTTGGCTGAGGTGGGCGCGACTACTCAGAACGTCCCCGGACAATTACATCGCGCGATTTTTGGCGCTGAAAAACAAAAAAGGGTCCTTTACGCCGCGTTGGACCCTGAATCCGCTAAAAATTTTAGGTACCTTGAGAAAGGGTTGGAGCGGGCCGCCCGTGGGAGGCCTGGGGGGTCCCAAACGGCTACCCGGCTAAAGTTCGATAAGGAAATTAAGTCGGGGATTTCGGGCGTTATCCGGGCCCTATTTAGCGGCCCCGCTACCGCGGTGGGTAAAGGGATAACCACAGCGGCGGGGGTCGGGGAGGACGTAATTTTCAACCGAAACGCGCGTGCCCTCGCGGACGTGATGTTTAATCCGAAATGGAAACCGGATATAAAGGAGTTACGGGCGATAAACCCGAATAGCCCCGAAGCGGGCCGGGTTCTGCGTGGGATCGTGGAGCGCGCAAAGAAAGATTTACCGAAACCAGCGACGCAAGCCGCCGCGCCTGATATAGGGGAATAATGGGAAAAGTTTTTTTAGGGGGAACGTGTAACGGGTCCCTTTGGCGAGAAGATTTAATAAAATTATTAGACATTGAATACTTTAACCCCGTGGTCGAGGATTGGACGCCGGATTGCATGGCTGAGGAGAGAAAACAACGGGAAGACTGCGACTTTTGTCTCTATGTGGTCACGCCCAAAATGACGGGGGTCTACAGTATCGCGGAGGTCGTTGATGATAGTAATAAGAGGCCACACAGGACCATGTTTTGCGTGTTAGAAAAGGACGTGGACGTCGGGGCCGTGTCCCTATACGAGCCCGTGGAACGCAAAGAAATAAGTTTCAGCCCTGGCCAACTCAAGAGCCTCACCCAGGTGGGGGCCCTGGTCGAGCGCAACGGCGGAAAGGTGTTTAACGGCCTTGAGGACGTTGCGGACCTCCTAAACGGGGGTCAGTAATGTCTATTTTTATAGCCCCGATATTTTCGGCCTACGGGCAAAACGTTAAACCCAGCGACGGCGCCCTTTTATATATTTTCGAGGCGGGGACCTCGACGCCAAAAGCGTCGTACTCAGACCCCGGCGAAACGGTGGCGCAGTCGCACCCCGTTGTCGCCGACGGTTCGGGGCGGTTCCCGGCGATCTATTTGTCCGGGACGTATAAAGCCGTGCTCACCGATAAAAACGACGTCCAGATATGGGAGGAGGACGAACTAAAGGGGACGCAGGAGGGCGTGGAGCTTCTCGGCGAGTTTGATGCGGCTACGAACGGTGGGGACTATCCGACGGGCGGACAAACGGGCGATCTTTATAAAGTCACGACGGGTTTTGTCCTCAACGTCGCGAGCGGTTCTCACCAGTTGTATACGGGCGATTTTATTCTTTGCAACAAACCTAACGCGGGGCCCATCGACGCCGACTGGGACATTATAAAAGGCCCGGTGTGGATTATTGACGAGGACGACTTTGTGAGTAATTCGGCTATTCTGGCGCCCTCTCAACAGTCCGCTAAAGCGTATATAGTAGGGCAGCGGGTCGAGATCACCGACGAAATAGTCGCGAATATAATAAACGATCTAGTCTCGACGGACACGGTTAAAAGTCTGTCAGCTGCTCAGGGTAAAGTCTTAAAAGATGTTCAAGACACGCTCGTCTCGGAAGTCGCGGGACTAGGGGTGCCCGCGACTGAGACCACAAAAGGGCCGGGTTTTCTTAGAAAAAAAATCATTTTATCGAATGGAACGGACGCGGACCACGACATAGACTCAAGCGCCGGCAATTTTATTTTTGAAGACGGGGGCGGGTCTGCGAGCATTGGGGCCTTTGTGAAACAGATAGACGCGGCGTGGGCGGCGGGGTCCGCCGCGGGGGGCCGGGCCTCGGGGGTGTCTCTGACTAATGACACCACTTATCATTATTTCGCCCTGAGTAACTCCGACGGAAGCGTGGTAGATTTTGGCTTTGATACTCACGTCGGCGCCGCTAATCTACTAGCCGACGCGGCGGTGGTCTCCGCGCTAGGGGCCTCGGCTAAGTATAGTCTGATTGAGAGCGTTTTGACTGACGGGTCCGCCAATATACGGGCGTTCCAACATGCTGGGGACCTTATGCTGCTCTCTACCCCCGTGCTGGATTTTTCCGGGTCCTCGTCGGTCAGCGCGACACTACAAACCCTTAGCTCGCCGCTGGGGCGGATAGTAGAGGCTAAACTGAACGTTCGGGGGGAAAGCGACCTGGTGGTGTACTTTTCCTCGCCAGGGGTTGCGGACCTACCCCCCAGCACGACGGTGTCGCCTCTGGGGTCCTTGGGGGGCGCGAGCACCTCTCACGGCCAAGTCAATTGTTTGACTAACACCTCCTCTCAAGTTCGCAGGAGGGGTTTTTCGGTGGATCCCCTTAAAATTGTGACCTACGGTTGGCGGAAAGTGTAGCGCGTATGATACCAGACGAGCTCTTATCGCAGATAACGGGGTCATTCGGAGTTGTGGTCGTCCTAGTTATCGCGGTTCGGGCGATGTTTAATTTTTTTACGAAAATGCTAGATGAACAGACTCGACGCTATGATAAACAAGTCGAGAGGTTCCACGAATTACACATTGATATTTTAAAACACATGAACGAACAAACCAGCGCCGTCCGAGAGTTGGCGGCGCAATGTAAAAAGGGGTAATTTTGAGAGCGTTCAATATTCTGCACAATTTAATAATGTTTGTCCTGATGGCGGGCGTCGCGCTCATAGTCGCGGGGTGGGCCTTTGGGGCCGTTCAGGCGGCTTCACTGGGCGACGTGATGACGGGCTTTTTCTCCACGGAGTACGGCCGGGGGCTTCTCCATTCGGGACTCGCGGCCCTGGCGGCGGCGGTCCCCGTGGTAGGCGTGGGGCTTAAGAAAATTATATTTTATGGAAAAGTGGTTATTCAGGCTGTGGACTACATGGAGCGGGAGCCTAGGGTGGATAACAAATTAATCTACTCACAGGCGAAAGACCGGTTCTCCGGTGGCGTAACTGAGGAACTCCGCCGGGTATTAGCCGGCGAAATTAAAAAAATTCCGGGACTATCCGGCGTCATCACTCCGCCCCCAGATATCTACGCGGAAACTTAATTCTTTACGGGGGTCCGAGCGGTACGTCACACAGTCCCCGTAAACAGCTACTAGATAGTTTATATCCAGGAGCGCCGCGGCCTTCGCGACGCCTATAAGCTGTTTTAGGTTGAGCGTCCCGCGGGGGCAAATACTGTCAGAGTATAGCCCCCTTATGTATCGGCCCCCGTAGGGGTCAGACACCGCCATCCGGGTGCTTGTAAACTCGAGCACGGTACCCCGCTCCCCCGCTCTAACCCCGTTTTTAATCGCTTCCCTTTTAATCTTCCCTAGGCCTTCCGGGCTGAATAGTCTCATAATTTTTTTATAAATAGGGTTATATCTGGGGCGTCCGATTGTAAAGTGATCGTTGCGGGCTCGCAGTGGACGCGGACGACGCCCGCAACGTTTTCCAGCGTAGCTATCAGAGAGTAGAGCGCCCTCAGACTAAATACCGCTCGCCCCCATACAGCCCCCGGCGGGATCTTCCACTCCGTTGGCCTCAGAGTTTTGTAGCTCGCGCCCGTCGGGTCCCGGATAAACATAAATTTTTTTCCGATAGTAAGAGTGGCAGTTTTGCAGTGAGAACGCACCCCCGCCAGCGCCGCGCCCGTCCGGATTTTATAGAGTTGTTTGGTTAGTTCTTGAGGCACGGCGCCCCCTCAAGTCTCTTAATCTCGCGGTCTATATAAAACCTCGCTTTCTTGAGGTCCTTAACCTCGGAGCCTTTCAGCCCCGAGCGCCAAACGTATTTAATGGCGCTCCCCTTGTTAAAATTCATGTGTTCGGTTATCGTTATACACTCCACGCCACTCGGGTGCGCGGTGTAGTGTGGGGGCGCGTTAAGCCCGTCCGTTTCCACAGCTTCGGGCGCTTCGGGCGCTTCGGGGGGCACCCAACACCGGCCTATCACTAAGGACCCGTCGACGACGCGCACCCGGGTGTCGGCGGTCCCTTCCAGGCAACAGAGTACGCGGTTCAGTGACCATAATCCCGGGCTGAGGCCCTCGGTGTGCGCGTCGTCGACCCCCATGCTCCGTAGGGTGTGCCCCACCCTCTCACATTTTACGTGGGGCACACCCCCTCTTACCAGCACCATGTCCACGTCGCCCCATTCGGGGTTATCGAGAATGTGCAAGCGGTCGTCTGGGGCGGCTCCTGCGCCCTGCGCCAACCTATCGACCGTGAGTTTAAAATGTTCTAATTTCATTTATTTCCTATATCGTTTACCCCGCCAGCCGCCCGCGGCCTTAATCGGCCAGGCGCGCCCGTCGGGGAGTTTCGCCCATTCGGGCATAATTCCCATAAGACGCTCGTACTCTTCAACGGAGCCGGTGCCTTCGGGTATTTCTGAACATATCTCGTCGTGGGTGTGCATCACTACTGGATAGCCCGCGGCCTCCGCCCTCAGCATCGCGGGGGCCATAATAAATCGGGCTATTGACTGTGTGGAGTTCTCCGAGAGCTTCCCGCCGTAAGTCTCCTGTTCAACCCACCCCCCGTTTTCTCCGACACCCCAATAAATTAAAGTGTCTTTCCACTCCCAGAAAATAGACTCTATTTCTTTGCGGATCGCGGTCGTAATTTTAAATTCGGCGGCGTATAGCGCCTGTAGTAACCCAGGGTATCGAGTGCACACCTGTAATATTTGCGGCGTGTTCTCGGGTACGTCGTCACACAGTTTAATCAACTCCCATCCGTCGCCGGACATTTTCGCCTTTGACTCAATTTTCGCATCCATATAGGTCAAAAACTCGCCGTTCGGTAACACGTAATACAGGGCGCGCCCCAATTTCTGGAGATACGTGTGCGAGTCCAGACCGTCGCGGCGCACCACGGGAAAAATTTGGCCCGGGTATTTCACGGCGTTCAACGCGGCGTCCTCGATCGCGTACCAATAGTGTTTAACGTTTGGGGCACCCGCGCGCCACGCTTTAACCGCGGCCCTTATTTCTTGATTGGACATAAATTTACCCGCGCCGAGGTTGAGCCACGCGCCCAGGCCCCCTGCGAATTGGGACGCCAAAGAACCGACCTTCCCGATTTTACGCATAGGATGATGCGCCCCCGTGGCCTCTTTATGTTCGAGTATC